TTTTTTCCCGTGGAGAACAAAAATCCGCGAAACAGCTCCTTATCATCGAAAAATCGAACCGGTTTCCCTTTCTGGAACGAAAGTAAGGGAGAAACCCCGTTTGCGGTATTGTGCAATGTAATTTTTAGAGTACGAGCGACTTGCTGCAAGTCGCCGCTCCATTCCACGCTTCTCACTAAACCGGTGATGTCGTAGTTATCGTAAACAACAATCATGGAATCACCAGCTTTTGCCCTGGATAAATGAGATTCGGATTTTTCCCGATCACCTTTTTATTGGCTTCGTAAATCTTTCGCCACTTGCTTCCGTCATCATAGATTCGTTTAGCGATTGCCCACAAGCTGTCACCTTTCCTCACTACATACGTTTTTGGCTCCTCCTTTTGCTTCGGTGGCCGTTGCTTATTAGACGGTGGAGACGACTGTGTCCACTTTTTCACTACAGGCATCCTGTATTCTTTCAAGGATATAGAAAACTGTATCTCTCCCGGACTGCCAGGCGGACTGGGCCAGTAGGTGAATTCCGGAATGAGTACCAGCATATTAATGTTCGCTGTCGTGACGATAAAACGGATGGGTTTTTCAGCATCGCGCCACTTTTCAATGATGCTGATGAAATCAGTCGGTGGAATTACTCGATTATGAACGCAGTAAGCAGGGTCATATTTGGCTGGCAAAAACGATTCAAAGCGAAACTCCTTCAACCCTCTATTCTTGGGGATCGTCACCTCCCCTAAGCTATTGACCTCAATAATTTCAATTCCATAAGGGCTCGATACTTCAAATGATGAAGGATTCACAGGCAACTGCAGGCTTTCGCTTCCGTATCGGAACCAAAACTGCATTTTGACGTTCATGCCATGACGCCTCCTTCCTGTTCTATGTACCGAGCCAATTCAAGAGCTATTTTCTTAATGTCGGAGTCGTTGCGAACGATGAACTGGTTGCCTGTAATCGTGACCGACGGGCGCTGGCGTTTGCCGTACTCCATTTGCTTCACTTCTTGCTTCGTCAAGACTTTTTCGCCTTCGTGGAGCAACGCTGGATAGTTATCGCGAGGAATGACGCCACCGATTGCTTTCTTTTGGAACAACCCATTACCGCCGAGGAACTTCGGCAGTCCGATTTTAATATTGCCGATCGATGTGATTTTATCGATAAATCTTGCGACACTGCCGATTAATCCGTCAAACCACTCTTTCACCGGCATAATGAAGTTGGATACTTTTTCTTTTACTACATCCCATACTTCTAGTGATTTCTTTTTCACTTTATCCCAGTTCATGACGAGCGCGACCCCTGCTGCGATTAAGGCCGCGATCCCAACAGCCACCCATGTCATCGGGTTGGCGAGCATTGCAACATTCAAGCCGATCTGTGCCGCCGTCTGAGCCAACGTGCCGGCGCGCCACGCTTTAAATAGCGTGATTATCGTTTGCATAACAGTTAGACTAGTAAAAGCGATACGGAACGAAATGACCCCGGCTGTTACGGCTGCTAATGCTGTGGCGACCGATTTAATATGCGGGGTCGCCTTAGCGAAGGCATTGACCATTTTCGCTCCTGCGTCGCCGATCGCTTTACCAATGTTTTCACTCATCTTAACCAGCTTATCCATCGTTTCCGGCTTGATCCCTTTCAACATGTTATAGCCCGCATCTTGTAGGCCGCTTTTTAGGTTCCCCATAATTGTGCTGGCTTTACCTGCAGTAGATTGGGAAAGCTTTTGCGCCCCACCAGCAAAGAACGGACTCAATTTTTGTGAAGTTAGTGTATTAAATGCCTTCTGTGTCTCGGCTGCAGTCAGGTTATCTTTTTCCTTTTTCCCTACATAGCCCTTAAATTCTTGGGCTGTCACTTTAAATCCGAATTCTTTGAGGCGCTCAAATTCGCCCGTTTTCGCATCAGCAAGGGCCTCAATCGCTTCCGAAAGGGTTTTGCCAGGTGTCAACGCTGCCATGTCTTCTGCGAGTTTTAAAAGTTTCATCGCTTCTTGCGTATTTCCACCAGCGATCCCTAGCGCCCTAACACCGGTTTGGACGACTTCACCCGTTTCAAATGGCGTCTCATTCGCGTTTTTCCGCAAAGCCGTCAAATATTCTTGGGCCGACTTTTGCACTTGTTGCTGGCTCATCCCCTTGTTTTGCACACCGATAAAGTGCTCCATCGAAATCATGTATTTTTCTAAGTCAGCCCCGCTTTTTAATGCGGTTGCTACTCCGGCACCGAGCGCCGTTCCGATCGTCGCTCCTAATAGACGCAATCGCTCCATGGTCAACGTTGCCCGATTTCGGACGCGATCAATAGCATCAGCTAACGTATCCAGCTTCTCGTTCGCTTTCGCCGTTTCAACCCGCATTTCCCAGCGCTTTTTGGCACTTTCCTGCACCTTATCCATCGTGGCCTTGAGGCGCAGCATTTCATTTTTCAGTTTTTCATTCGATCGAATGACCTTCTCGATACTCTGCGTTGCACTATCCTTGACGGAGATTTCCGCCTCGAGCCGTTGGCCTTTCGCCATATCTCTTCACCTCACCAGAACAGCGCTGGACACGGCATGCCGGACAAAGCTTTTATTTTCTCGTTTTCTTCCTCGACTTCCAGCTCATAAAAAGCACGAATAATCGTCAGCTCCCCATAAGGGATTTGATAAAAAACTGAGGGCCGGATGCCTTTCTTTTTCCAATACCAGTACATCATCTGTACATAACCGTTTTCCTTTACGGCTTTTTTACTTCTTCAACGGCCCCCTCGCCAAACCCGCTTAAATCACTGATTTCGTTATATAGCCGGTCAATTTCGCCAGGCGTAAACAGCTTTTTAATGAGATCGTACGGCGTCGGGACCTTATAATGCTCTAACAACTCCTTGCGTTTAAGCTCTGGAGAAACGACGCCTTTTAGGATCGTTTCCAGTTTAATCGTAAAAACGTCAATGTCCGCTTTGTTTGAAATTGGATCAAACTTTGTAGACATATCCTGAATCTCTTCAAACTGTGTCTGTGTCAACGCTCGAATTTCAAAAACGACCGGCTCGCCGGCCAGCTCGCTCAACCGTTTAATTTCCACGAGTTTTTTTGGTAATTCCAGCTTTTCCGCATCCATTTTGAGTAAAATATCAACCACATTGCTCATTGTGTTCCCTCCTCATGACAAAAAGCAGAAGGTTGCCCCTCTGCCTATTCAATATAGTCGATAAATTCAAAATCATTAAAAGTAAACGGCTTCTCTTCTTGAACGATTTTCCCCGATTCCCAGTCCGCGAGAGTCAGATCGTCAAAAGTACAACCTTTCAATACAACACGTTCCGCACCGAATGCCGCTGGATCGGCCAGCTTGCTCACGATCGTCATCGGTTCCAAAACACCACGCTTCACCTGCTCGGCCACCTTGCGTGTCAGTCGGGAGTTCACCTTTGTGATTCGCAACGTCCCTTTGCCTTCCCATCCCATATATTTTTGACCTTGGCCGTTCGGAGCACCACACATTGGCACTTTTTCCTTAATAAAGTCCACCTTTGCCTGCAATCCGTATGCTTCCGCAAATTTTTCGCCGTCGATCCATACTTCTCCATGCGTACCGGAAATGGCGCGTTCAGGAATCATTCGTTCCATTCAGTCACACCTCCCTAAATGAGCACTTTCATGTCAATGTCCTCAATCGCATCGAGAGGACGGATACGAGAAAGGATAAACACCTTATCTCTCGTGTTTGCTTCCTTGATCTCCTGCTCTTTCATCGCATCCACATCGACGCCGACCGAGCGTAAATAGACCCGTTGCTGTTCTAAATCAATTTCCGCTCTATTTTTCCCAACATCGAGCAGCCCGTCAATCTCCAACTGCTCATAGTACGCATTAATTGCTTGAATGAGCAGCACCTTGTTGTCGTAGCTATTGGCGTATTTACCGATATACTTATCCTCGATCGTCTTGCGAATGTCCATATACATAAGATCGAGGATATCGACGATTTTAATTTTCTTGAAATCATCCCCCTTATCTTGCGTAGTTGTGACGAGTGACGTCACCCCACGACCGACTTTCACTTTTTCGCCGTCATGGTAAATCACAAATTCGCCGTTATCGATGGCTTGGTTGAGTTGATCTTTCGTATAGGTTTGGACGCTGTCTACCTCCGGCAACGGCTGAAAAGTCGTTGAAATCGTCAACGGTGTTCCGGCAATCAACCCAGCGATGCGGGAGCAATATTGGGCTGCCGTATACGTCGTATCACCGACGACAATGTTTTCCGTCGTGAAGTTAATAATGTACTCTTTATCAGCCGCATGATGGGGCAATACAGCTTTCACCATCTTGCCGTTGGCACGTTGCAAGCCGATCCATGTCGTAATTTTCGTTTTGTCTGCTTCCTCGATCTCTGGAAAAACGAAATAATCAAATTTCACCGTCTCTAAATAGTTCAGCGCGACATCTAGAGGTGTTCCGTTCGTCACCGTAGCATTCGGATCGTAGACGTACACAACCACCCGGTTCGGCGTCCGCTCACCGCCAATTAATGCGAGCTCAATTTGCTTTTTATTCTCCACCGATAACCCGCTTGGGATCTCAGTGATGTTAGTTAAAATATAAGATCCAAGGGCCGCCGTATCTTTTAACAACAATGCGACGATGCCACGCTCGCCGCGTTGGATCGCCGTGGCCCCTAGCGTCTTAAAGACAATATTGACTTGAGGCAGGCCCATTACAATACCTCCCTGTTATGAATGATTTCCTGCATGAGGTCATGCTGCGTTGTATCGCTCAACATCACGATGAAGTCAAGCTCGAGGAAAAAGTGGAGAATATCATCCACGATTTCAAATCTCCGTTCCATAACGTTTACTATCAGCCCGTCAAAGGCGACGTTTCGGAACAAATCGTTCAACAAATCAGCCATTTCAATGTTCTTGGCGTTCGTTTCTTCTTC